ACCTTGTCGTCGTTCAATTTAGGGTCAAGTGGGTTGCCTGTGGGAGTGTAATATACCGGCTTGGGCAGGGTGTAAGCGGTGCCGTTTGTGTTAGCCTGATACAGGAAATCGTTACTCGGCATAGTACGGGTAGCGTCGATACCCGTAGCAAGCTTGTTTAGTGCAGAGGCAGAAATGGATTCCCCGGCTGCAAAGGAGCCATTGATGGACGATCCGTTAAATCCGGCTATGGAACGCATTAGGCAGGCCCGTCTAGGTTAGGATAGATGTCCCTGTCCCAGCCACCCAGGCCAGAAAGCATTAGATCGGCGGTTAACTTCCAAATGCCTCCGAACTGCTCAACCGAGCAATTTGTGATTAGGAAACCACGTCGAATTTGATTTTGCCAGACGGCTTTATAAATAAGAGAACCTCCGTATCCGCCTGTGGCAAGTTTCTGATATGCCTCTGGAACTTGATACACCGCGCCGCTGGTCGTCCATCCAACATAGGACGCAAAAGCAAGGGCATTGGTTTCGTCATTAACATAAAACAAGCAGCGCATTGTGTTCGATGGCTTATAGTAGTTCTTAATGCCGGCCTTGATGTTAATGTTTCCAGAAGTGTATTCGGCTGGGTCTTGATTCGGCAGGAAGCCCACGAACTGCTGACCTTGGGTAGCCCCGCCAGACGCAACCTTTGGAGTCCAAAGTGCGCGGTTCGGATTTCCTCCAACCCCAGTACTTGGATTAATAGCAGGGGTGAGTGATGCATCCCATCCAGAAGCAGAAGGGAAACCTGCAAGAACTTTCATGGTTGCAGCACCAGTCTCAAGGTTCTGAACTAAGAAGTTAGGGTGATGCTCAATGGGTTCGGAGCCAGTAGCCCCCGTCATGGCCATCTGGGTGTTGGTTTTTGTCCCTCCATTGATATTAGGATCAATACCTGCAAAGTCCGCCGTGACGGTCAGGACATTGTTTTTATCCGTTGTCATGTTTGCTTTCCAAAGTCCCATGTTTGCGTAAGATGCTTCAACCCCCGGAATAAAAACGGAAAGTTTTTCGCCCTTCTTAAATTTTACAGGGAAGTCGTTGCGCTTGCTGATATCCCATTTGAATTTACATTGTGCCTGGAGAAGACCAAAGCCGTCGGCCTCGACCTGCCATCCAGATTGAACAACTGGGGTCTCAAGATTTACCCCAAATTTAACTACTGTGCTAGAAGCGGAAGGCATGGTTATCGAGAAAGTTCGTCGGGTGATCGAGTGGCAGGCGTAAGGTCGGGACGGGTGTTTTTAGCGGTCTCTTCGGTTGCCGTGGCAATCCGTTCAATGGGTGAGAAGGCCACCGCCCCGAAGATGTCGCCACCGCCCATTTGCTGGAGCTGGGACGCCGCGCCGGCTTCGGACATACCAAATGGAGTCAGGATTTTCCCATCACCTTTTTGCTGCTTTTCAATTTCTTTTTTAGCAGCCTCCTTTTTGTTGTCGTCGATTTCTTCAAGGACAAACTTGGCCCTTTCTTCGGCGGTCATGTACTTAGGCGCGTTCTCCAGTTTACGGGCAACTTCGTCTTCAAGTGATTCAAAAGGGTTCCATGCACCAAAGGTGAAGAAATTTGCTACAGAAAACTGAATTTCTTCAATCATTTGTACAACGCTGCCAAGAAGGTTGATGAAGAAATTCTTAATTGTTCGTCCGTAATTATCCAAGTCCTGACCAAGACGACCAAGAGATGCAGTTGCATCGGAATTTGCTTCAAGGTAAGTTTGGGATGCATCATCAATAGCCTGTGATCCCGCCTTGATGATTGGTAGCAAGTCCTTGAACGAGTCGCCGAACAATTTAGTGCCGTAGTAAAGCAGCGTGGCCTCATCCGTTCCGGCAGCGTAAGAGTCGGCCAACGCCTTCATTGCCTTGGTGGCGTCGAAACTTCCGTCTGCAATCTCATCCATACCAACGCCCATTTTTGCAAGAAGGTTGGTAACCTCTCCGCCCTTAATCCGGGCTTCACCCATTCGGCGCGTGAACTCGACAACAGACCCAGACATGGTTTGCAGGCTAACTCCAAAAGCCTGTCCAATGGCTTCAAGTTGGCGGATCTGATCGATGCCAAGACCAGTCTTTAAAGATGTAATACGCAATTGCTGAGCGTAATCAGCCAGTTCTTTGACCTTGGCCATGACTGCACTAATCATAGCTCCAAAAGCGTCTAGGAAAGCCCCAATCATTCCACCGATAGGGCCAGCAATCAAACTACCAACACCTTGCGCGGTTCCGAGTTGGTTGGCAGTAGATTGAAACGGGTTTTCAGCACCGCCCTTCCCGCCCATATTACCAATAGACTTGCCGGCCTGGGCAAGACCCTTCTCCAGTTCCTTCTGGTCTAGTCCAATGGTTACTGATAGATCGGCCATGGTCGTCAGTTATGGTTGTGGGCCTTCTTGTAAGCCTCAATTCGTTCGTTGAACTTCTCAAGTTCTTTTTCCTCTTCTGTGGATATCACGTCGAGCTTGGCACCATTGTAAATGGCGTTGGCAATCGACATCCATACGGCCTCGCCTTCCGGCATCGTCCAGGCTTCCTCAAAGCCGACGCCGTTCCGGCATAGGCTAGAAACGCAAGACAGCGGAAACGGGATAGATTCAAACTTTTTGTTTTCCTTTTTCATATCATCTTTTTCCCAGAACTTTGGGTACGAAAGAGATACTTGAATGCACCCAATAATGGTTCCGATACAGCGCGAGTAGTACTTCTTGCTGATTGTCATACGGGCAATGTACAGTTTTTCGATTAGAGAGAGGGGACGCGCCATCTCCTCCTTGTCGTAGGTTGAGAGAATCCGCGCAGCCATAACGACCTGCACCGGGTCAAAATTGGACTTGGTTGGATCGAGGAACGGAGACTCGATTGCCTCCAACGCCACCCTATGTCGCAAGCAGAAAGCACGAAGCGTCCTGCCGCACACCTTGTTCTGGTGGGACAGGACTGTCGTTGCCTTCAGGTATCGAGCATCCATCGGATGCCGGCCTGTTAGGCGGGTTCGATTTCCTGATACTTGACGCCCTTGACGGAAACCTTGCGGAAGTCCTTATTCGTACCTTTGTCTTCAATAGACTTCGTAATCCAAGTGATACCACCATAAACGAAAGTGTCTCCGTTGGTAGGAAGAAGGTCAGAAGCAAGCAGGACACCCTCAAGAGAAAGCTCAAGGAAAAGGTCGTCTAGGCGGTCGGTGATGACACGGCCAGACTCGTCCGAGACTTCAACATCGAGTTTAAAAGACTGCGAGCTGGAATCAGACTGCAACGTCATGTAGGTGCGCGTTCCACGAAGCCCGTAGAAGTGGGCTACGCCGTAATCAATAGAGGTGCCAGGCATAGTCGTATGGGTTTAGCCAAGTGTCAAGGGGCGGTCGGCATGACTCCCCAGACCGTGTATTCGATGACGTTGCCGTACCGACGTTGGCTCATGCCTTCCTCGTCATTGGCAATCCAAAGGTCGTAGAGCTGCCCGTCCGTGGTAGGGTTCCAGAGGGCTTGGAGGGCAATGACGTCGCGCATGGCCCCGATCACCTCTACGACCCTAGCCCGGTGGATTTCAAGGGTCTCGTCGTCGGCTGACGAATAGATGTACAGTTTAAGGGTCGCCGTGTAGTTGCCAAGGGTCTGGGAGCCAAGGTCGGGAACGGACTGGCTGGACTCGGCATGGGCGATGATGATTGGGATGACCCGAATCTCGTCGGTCACGCCCTTGTTGACGGTGACGCCTGGGAACAACGGCGCGAGGTAAGCAGCCACCTTGTTCTCAAGGACGGTGCGGAAACTGAAGAAGGTAGGGGTGGGCATTAGGGTGTATTGGTAAGGGATAGGTCAAAACCGCCTTGGAGCCGGCGGATGACGTCGACAAGTTTGCCGTGATTGCGCGGTGCTTGGAGATGCTTGAGCATGGCCACCCGCATGGCAAAGGCACGGTGATTCATGGCCATACGCATGAAGTGATAACCTTGGCTGTAGTTACGGCCTACGGTGGAGCCGAGTTTGATTACAGGGTCGGGGCCAGTCAACTTAGGGGCATAGACCATCGTGCCTGCACCTTGATTGGCAATCCAAGCGGATGTAGGCATCTTGCCGAGCTGCTGGCCGGCGTAGTACCAGCCTGACTTCAGTTTGCCTACGCGCTGCTGGACTCGCTTGATGTACTGTTCGACGGGACTCCAGTTGTCGACATAGACTTTCTCGGTCTTGCCGGTCTCGTAGACTTTGTAGGACGGCTTGCCGCGCCGTTGTTCGTGGATGGCTTTGATGGAGCCTTGGGTCGTACCCATGAGGAAACGGGTGCGCGGGGAACCCTGCCGAGCCTCAATCCGTTTGAAGTAGTCAAACTCGCCTTGGCCGATGATGCCACGTTCGGCGATCATTTTGAAAATGTATTCGGGCTGGTGGGGGGCTGGAAGTTTCAGCTTGGCGTTAGCCCAGGCGTTTAGAACTCCGAGATTGCCGGCAGCGGCCACCCCTGCGGCAGGGGCTTGAGCGATGGGGGCAAAAATCTTTCGGACATCCCGGCTGACAGCGGCTCGCCCTTTATTGCGAGCCTTAGTTCCAAAGCCGCCGTCGCCACCCTTGCTAATTGTCGGAACCGATCCCGAAAAAGGCGGGGTGAAGTC